TTTTCCTCGTAGTAGTCGTTTAACTTACCGCTTGAATATTGTAGATGACAAGGCTTACATCTTGAATGGTAATACCCTGATTGCTTGTTTTGGTAAAATTCTTCTAATAATTTATATTCTGCGCACATCGTACAACTCTTGTAGTCAGGGTTGTTGCTATAATCCTCCACAATCAATTCTGCGACTGCTGGTTGACTTATATTCTGCTGCGCAAGTATATCTATCATTTTGTTTCTTTCCTCCTTTAAAAGCTGTTTCTGTTCCTTTATTCTTAACTTGACCTGTTTAGCTTGTAGCTTCATACAATCTTGACAGACACCTCTTGTGTAGTGCTTATTGAAATTGGAATGGTAGTACGTGTAATACTCACTATCATTTTTTTCCACCTTACATTTAGAACATACCTTCATATAAATACTTACTTAAACTAAAAAAGTCCTGCGAGGGAATGGGAGGCACAACCTGCAGGACTTAGTAACAATAAATTTTCACGTTTTTGTCTACTATAAATATATTATAGTTGACTTAAATTATCAAGTGTTCTTGCTAATATATAATTGTCTAATTCGTTTTATAGTTAAGTGTGATTGATAATCTATCTGCAGTTCCAATATTCTCCAAAATGGAATTATTAACCCGTGACCAATATGGTCGTCAGCAGTCTTCTCGTTGGTTTTAGTTTCAAGTTCCAACTTCTCTTTATTGGTGAACATCCATTTAAGAAATTCATCCGATAAGAATATAGCCATATCACCGATGTTGAGGAACCACATATCAGCTTCGCTTTTTGATAGACCTGATGGTACAAACTTACCATTACCCTTGTTGTCAATCTCGTACTCAATAAACAGGTTACCTGTCTTGAGTGTTTGGTTGTGACTTTTCATTTCAATCTTACTGCGCAATATCTTGTTGAACAAATCAATACTCGGTTGTTCTCTTGCTAAATCAGGAAACCTGGGATTTGGTGCACTCGGTTCAATTTGATATTCCATTTGTGCTGCATCAATATCGTACCTGTAGTCGTTATTTGTTTTTAGATAGTTCATCTTATATTAATTTTAATTTACGTAGTTGGAATGGTTGTGCGTAAGTAAATCTAACCTTATCACCTGCAGCTAATTTATATTCCGTTGGAATGAAAGCTACCATCACATACTTCTCCTTACCTTCTAATCTTACTTCCCAATTGGTGTAGTCCATATCCTTCCATTTAGTTGGAGTACTACCTACTACTTCACTAATAATACCTTTATACTCCACATTGTTCTGCAGCTTATCAGGTAGTGCTGGTGCTTCTTCTGTTGAGGATAGATTTATTAATCCTTTTAAGTTAGTTAGTTGTTCCTGCATTACATCCTTGTAGACAATAAAATCTTGATGTAGTGTGTTGAACTGATTAAATAATCTTGCGTGTGCTAATTCCAACTGCTGGAACCTTTCTTCTGTTGTCTTCATTTTGATATTTGATTTTAAGTTATAATGATTTAGACAGGAGTTAATCCACTTGTCTAATGTTTCTTGACTATCCATATTATTCTTTTAATGTAAAGGTATTAATTATTTTATTACCACCAAATCTATTAATTAATATTTCATCCATACTACTTCTTTCCTCAGGTTTAAGTCCACGCACCAGTAGTATGTAGTCGTTCTGTTTTTCTTTTGGTAGATTATAAAATTCCTTCAACGATAATTCATTATCCCTGTACTTCCATCCCATAATGTATTAGTTTGTATTAATGTAATATAAATAAAATAATTCAATAAACCAAATCCCAACAGGCGTTCACAACAGGGCATAATTCGTTCTCCTACTGATTAATGAGATAAATCTCAACACACCCCTGAGGTTTCGTAAAGCCAGTGTAAATTGATTATATGACCTTCAATCCTTGACCCATACCTTACTTATATCTCAAGACCTTTTTTGTGGTCGGTACGTTCCTCAACTAATCAGCGTAGTTGGTAATGTATATCCACCGATAAGACCCCTTCTGATGTACGGAAAATGACTAACGTAGCTATCTTGAAACTCCTCCAGGGCGATAGTCACCCTTTTTCTGTCAGGTGACCCACGTAAAATAAATAAGGGAAAAAATCGTAAAATCCAAATAGTCTTAAAAATAATTCCGCATTTCGTAAATGAAGTTATAAATTGGATGTGGATAAATACTTACCTCAACATTTTTTATTGTCAAATATAGTGTGTATATTAGTGTTAGTATTAACAATTAAAATTATTAAAAATGGCTATCAAATGTCCAAAAGACAAGGATGAACTTATCGTCCGTCAATCGCAAATGGAACGTGCAATTGAAATGTACGCATTATTAGGTGTTAAACCAACGGTGCAGGAAGTGTGCAGACTATCCCAAATCCTAACTGAATTTATCTTCAATTGGGACACAACTAACGAAGACCTTAAAAACTTTTCCAATCACATTCAAAAACAATTAAAAAACAATTAAAATGAAAATTGAGTTAATCAAAAAAGATGCAGCAATTAATTTTGCTGATTGCGTACCACAAGTAAAGGAAATTATGTTAGATGCGTTTGACAAAATTATGACGCACGAGGATGCACAATTCGGTGCAGACCCTGACGATTTTGAAGTACATTATGCAAGTGACGAACCTACCAATACTTTTGGTGGCTGCTTTATCACATCAATATTCGGTAGCTACTTGCTGCACGATATGCGTGAGGAACAAATTGCGTGGTACGAAAATGACCCCAACCTTTACACCGTAGTATTTTATTCACTATCAAAATTATCTGACGATGCCACAAATTAATTTAACCCCTGAGGAAAATAATATGTTGTATGGATTTATACAAGGTATATTAGAAGTAGTAGCTGAAAAGCCTGAATTGGAATTACCCAATAAAGAACATACCACTACTGTAATGACCAACGTGATGCGTAAAGTAGAAACCGAATATAATAATCAAACAACCAATTAATATGCCAACAACAAAAATGTACGAAGGTCGTGCAGTCATATTTGACTTTAACGACTACCCCGATGGATTAGAAAATCCAATCGCACAAGTTGAGTTTATACTTAAAGCTAATGAACAGTGCCACAACTTTTTACCACCTGATTGGTACGTGGAAGGTTATTACGGTGGCACTGCACAAGATGGTGACAGCAGAACGATTGTGGTAGGTCTTGAACGCTACAAGTCACATCAAAACCTGCAGCCGTTATGGAACTTCGTATTGACCGCAGACCCATTAGAAGACGATGACACGCAGTGGATTGTTTTTGACGTGGTGCGTTGGCAGCCTGACAATATTTATTCATTTCAAATCCCTTAAATAAAATAATATGGTATTAACAGTAAGTGAAGCACACGCTTTACGTAATATAACCGCAATACTAATTAGTTGCGTTCATCACGAAACAATAAGAACACAACAAGAAGCTAATACTGCACGAATGTTGATTGACTTACACGACGCACTTGATGCTGGTGAAACACAATTTGAATTTTCAAGAGGTTGCAGCGACGTTTTAGCTGACGCTATTAACTTTTGGTATGAGGGTGTTGGACTTGCGGTTCTTAATAGTGATAAGCTACAAGGAAACTCACGTAAAATGTTCACTAAGCACTACAACCTTACACCACGCATCATCAAAAAAATAAGTAAAGAAATATGAAACAATTTAACATTAGGGTAGCACGTGATATTGTTACCTACGAAACAGTAGAACTTACTGATGAACAAGTAATGCAGTTTAAGAAATGGTTGATTGATAGTCAGGGTTATGATGAAAAGGAAGTAGAAGACCTTGCAGAAATTGGTGCATCCTATCTGTACGATTGGACAGGCGAAGAAGATATTAAGACAACCGTAGTCAAAACCTATTCACAAACCGATGTAAATTATAAATAATATGAAAGAAATAGAGGAGTACCTTTTGATGGCAGTTACAGAATATGTAGCTGCCAACTATAACGGACTATACGAAATATACACCACACAAGTCAATCAAGAAGAAATGACGTTTGACCAATTCTGTGTGAAGATGTACGTAGCTAAAACTAAAAACGATAAAGATGCCTAACTTAAAATTTAACAAGGAAGAATTAAACGCAATCGTAGGAGTAATAGATTTTTTTGAAAGGGTGTGTGCTAACACAGCAACTGAACCTGCAGACCTTGCACCTATAAAAGAAGATTTATTTAAACAATTACATAACGTGCTACATAAAATAGAAAAAGCAATATGAAACTAAAAAGCTATAAGCTGCAACGCGACAACAAGAAATTAATCATCCAACAGATTGAATGGTTAAAGAACGAAACAGGCGATGATTTTGATTGCGAGTACATCAAGTCATTAATGCCGCTAAACAAAAAGGAATTGATTGAAGTGTGGACTGCATTGGTAGTTAGATTAAAATACCCACCATTAGATTGGTTACAAATTTATTATTAATATGGGATTTAAATTTTTTAACAACGAAGAAACACAAGACGAACGATTTGAAAGAATGCTGCAGCTACACTTTCCTTCTGAATTTCTACCTGACCCACAAGCATTAACAACACGTTACGACCCTGAACTACACGGGATGCCTGGTCTGTTTATTTCGTTTCCAACCAATCGTAACGAAATGAATGATAGATTGTATGAGGACATATGTAAAGCGCAGCGTGTGCTTTTAATTGAACGTATGTTTGATAATGGATTGGTTACGCAGACAATTGTGTCGCAGGATGATAATGGCTTTACCTTGCGTACAGAAATTAATTTATAAAAATAATTATAAATATTTGGAATTGTGGTGTGCGTTTCTTATATTTATAATAACAAGGGTGGAGATTTATTTTATTTGATATTGCCATTTCACTAAAGTTAGTTTGTTATACACCCACCCTTGTTTTATTACGTCTTTTTTATACGGTTGGATATACCCTGCAGCTTTATAAGGTTCACTGCAGGGTTTTTTTTAAAATCTGTTTTAATGTTGAATATAACCCTGTAGCTTTTCACTGACGCTACGGGGTTTTTTTTTCTCATTATTTTTTCCTATAATAATGGTATGGAAAAATGGAAACGGATTGATGGTTACGACTACGAGGTTAGCACTGCTGGTCGTGTGCGAAATTTGTCTGGTAAGATTTTGAAGCTGAAGACCGATTTTGGATATAAGCGTATTGGTTTGTGGTCAAATGGTAAGCAGGTGTTCCTTCGGGTCCACCGATTGGTAGCTGCTGCGTTCATTCCTAAAATAGAGGGTAAGGAAGACGTACACCACATTAACCATATCAGGCACGACAATAGGGTGGAAAATCTGCAGTGGGTAACTAACCCTGAAAATCAGTATTACAGGAGTGCTAAAAAGCTATCGTACAATTTCCTGTTGAAGTTCTATAAAAAAAATGTGGATAAGTTTTTATAATATTTTTTGGAATATCACAAATAGTCGTATATTTGCAATCTAAATTAAAAGTTATGAAAAACTACACACACGTTCCTTCGGACATTCAGTTTTGGAAGGACAAGTACACCGCAGATAAATCTGCTACGATTAAGGAATGTATGGTTGAACCACCGTTCTGCTACAATCCTGCTGACACCATCTCACATTTTGTGTTTATCCAACCTAATGAGGCGTTCCAACAATTGTCTGAACAGCTACCGATATTCGCAAAAGATTATCCGTTCCTGCAGTTTTGGGACACCAATATCCGCTTTAAGTTCAATAAGGAATTAAGGGTCACTCGTAACATCCGTATTGTAGCTAATTATGGTATGTTGACCATTAGTATTAAAGGTAATGGTATTGAACTTGAGAACCTTGCTATTTACCCTGAACATCAAGGTAAGGGTTATGGTACTGCGTTAATGGGTGTCTTTTTTGATTTGCTACTTGAGACCTACAAAAGTGAGTTTCCACCCATCCATTTGGATTGTATTGGCTGCGCCACATTAGGTCCTGAATATTACATTAACGAGGTAAGTTTGCAGTGCAAGTTTTTTAGGAAGTTTGGGTTTAGAGTAAGCAAATACCACAAGACAGGCAGTAAAGAACTTATAATTAAAGGTAATACGGTGAACCGACTTTCTGACCACGCAGAAATGGAGTTTCATATTGACAAGTGGTATAACGATTATTATTCAAAATTAAATTTGGTGGACACAATATAAGTGTCTACCTTTACACTCTAAATAAAAAAGTTATGACACAAGAAGAAATTTACCAAAAAAATTTGGGTATGTTGAAGACAAAAGATTGTTACATATTCCTAAAAAAGAAGACCTATTACCTGCACTATTACGGTGTGGATGAAAAGCTACCAAAAGATAGTTGGGTGTCAGTTTTACAACTAAACGCCTACAACCCTAAGTTTGACCCTACGTGGTTATTAGCTGATGGGGAACAATCGGGTAACGCGATGTTAAGACAAATGTTAAACCAATTAAAAAAATAAGTTATGAGTAACATTTTTACAGACCTAAACAAGTTGGTCAATACGGTGCAGAAAGTAGATAGGCTACTAACAGAAAAACCTAAACGAGTAAGAACAAGGACAAAAGCGCAGCCTACCCTTGATGACCATTTAAGAGGTTTAATTGCGTGTATTATGAGTAGACCACAAAACGAACGCATCGGTAATTTAAACAATATTGTAGACAACCTAAACGAATTAGGTACTGACTATATCATCACATTAAAAACAAAATAGTTATGTGGTAAGTTCTCATAACTCTTATCCCTGACAACCCTGTCCATTCGTGGATGGGGTTTTTTTTGCACCAGCACCAATATTGTCTGGCAAGATTTGGGGGTAGATTTTTGCCAGACAATATTCTACCATCCGTTCGTGTAAAAATGGTGGACCAACATAACCACATCAAAAGTGAGTGCAGCAAATACCCATACTAAACATAAGTACAGGTACCATCTAAATAGTTTATCTCTCATCCCATTTAGATTTGCAGACCGCATAAGCCTGTCCATCTTCGGGATATTCATCTACGATTGCGCTAATACACCTGCTAATGTACTTGTCCTCGTCTTCACCTTCAGGAGAGGGTATAGGAAAGCCTTCCTTGACCTTAGATTGTTCTTCCTTGATAGGAATACAATTGGGAACTTCACGCCCATTTTCGTCAATTTTAGTACCAATGGCTTCATATCCTTCCCAACAAGGATTTGGGTCAATATAATCTTCTTTAACACCAAACTTTACCTTGATGATGTTCTCAAAATGTTTTTTACTATAATCCATTTTTTCTTTTTAATTTTTTGTTCTCCGTCATTAGGCTTTCTACTTTTGCTTCAAGGTTCTGCACCTGCACGTTAAGTTCGTGTATTTCTTTTTTAAGGTCGTCAATAATCTGCTTGTACAAATTAACTGATAGTTCTAAATTGCGCAGCACCTGATTGTCTGTTTCTGCATCACTTCTACGCTTACCAACAAACCACGCAGCTACACCTGTCATCACGTTTGAAATTAATAATATAATTGTGTCGTTCATTCTAATTAATTTTAATATCCGCAATCCATACAAGGAGGGTTATAATGCGCCTGGTCTGAATATACATCTAAGTTTCTCATTGTCTGCGCTAAACTATAACCATACCTTGATGTGTGGTTTAAGTATATAGGAGAGTTGTACTTTTCACTACGATTTGCAATCATACCATCAATAGTAGTTTGTGTGTTGTACTGAGGGAATTTGTTTTGACCACGTCCTGTTATAAGATAATCCTGCAACCTCATCATATAAAAATCAGCACGTTGCTTTTGGATGTTACGAAGATATTTCATTGTTTCAATATCCACACCATCACGTCCACCATCAACTGCACCAGCTTTAACAACACCAACATTCATTGAACGTAAATGTAATGCAGGTATAATTTCGTAATAAGAAACTTGTATAAGGTAGTTACTGATATAATCATTTACTAAAATTAATTCATCAGCGTTAAAAGTATTTCCTGTTGCGCTTACTTGATTTAATAAATGGTCGTAGAATAATGTTCCTAATAATGGTTGGAGATGTATGTCCTGCGCAATGCCTATTTCAGCACGTATAGCATCAATATCACAATTTTTATTTAAATTTGTGAAAGCCTTAATTTTATTTTCTGAAACGAGTAGTACGTTAGCCATATTATATTTGTGTTGGGGTTTCTGGAGTGTCAACTACTGTCGGTTGTTGTTCTATATCACCTTCTTCGTATATACTCATTGGTTTAATTTCTAATGTTGTTGGAACACCTGTTTTAAGTGTTAATAGCTTGTCAAATACACCCAACAATTGTTTTTGATATGGTTGTATTACTGACTTACGTATATATTCAATATGCGTATTTATTTCGTCCTTGCTACCCAACTTGTTTGCAGTGCTAATACCAAATAACTCACCGCTTGAAATACGATGTGCAGACAAAATTGAACGTACAATATCGTCATAAATTGTTTGGTAGTATTGGTCGTTACCTGATGTAGCTATTTGCGTTATTTCAGGGGATAATTCCTTGCTTTCGTTGAAGGAGATGATTGGTCTACCTGCGTTATTTACACTTGTAAATTGGCTTTCTAATGCACGTGTAACGAGACGTTGTTCTTCTTCACCAGGGATGCCGTTATTCATATTAATCCATAATGACGGCAGCATACCATTCTTCAAATTATTAGCGTGAAATTCTTTTATGTTCACATCAATTTCAATTGCACTAAGTCCACCACTATAATCAGGGTGTGGGTAGTACGACTGCGATGGTGAATATTGTTTGTAGTAATAAACTTGATTTGGGTTACTCTCTTTCTGACTGAAACAAGGGTACTCATCAATCTTAAACTTTTTTGTGTTAGACCAGTCTGCACAGTAATAATATTTTTCAATTTTATCTGTCTCAGGATTAATCTTACCACTTCTTAATCTACTAAAATCAATGTGGTATATTTCTGCAATACTCTTACGGTCTTTTGACCATATTACGTTTAATGCAAATCCACCGAACAATACTAAATCCAACGCACACTTTTCAAGCACGTCAGTAACATCTTCACTATCGTTAATTAAATTAACGGTTACCATTGGGTTGTTTAATGAAACAATTCCATCACCTAATATCTGTTCTTTTTTTGATGTTATAATTGCTTTATGGATTGCGCAGTTGTTATACCTTGATATTAGAAATTGTGGCATCAAGTTACCTTCACCGTATAGAACGTAGTCCAAACGATTTAATACTTCACTGAATATTGGAAGTAATGGTTCTTGTCTAAAATCACTTTTTGCTAATTGGTATTTTTGTTTTTCTTCACTCATAATTAATCTTGTATGTAAATGTAATTGCTATTATCTTCATCAGGAGAAGCGTACGATGTATATGTATTTCCTTTTTCAGTAGTACCATTCAATCTTGCTATACCTGTAAATACTTTTGTGGTACCATTACCAAATATATCCAATTGATATTGTCCTTCGTAATTTAAATCATCAGTATATAAATCTAATACTATTTCGCAGTACCTAATGTTCTCACCAAATTGTAGTGGATTGGACGTGCTGATAGTGTAGGATTTTTCTTCCTGCGATAAGATATGTAAAAATGTTAGGGTATATCCCGAAAAGTCGGTTCTTGAGTTATTATTGATATTAAGCACCAACTCATTAACTTGTCCCTTTTGTAATATTATCATATACTACTAAATATAAAAAAAATTGATTTGGAAGTGTATAACATAAAAAAAAGGGTCCTAAGACCCTCTTTTCGTTAGATTTAGATATAGAAATTGTCCTTTCGGACGAATATTATCCTACAATCGTTGAACCTGTAAATACAGCAGCAATTAAAGCCTCAGGTGTGTTACCTGTATAACCCGAAGGTGCAGCTAATAATCTTGATGGCTCTTGCTCTTGAGCAGTGAAAATTAATGTCATACCATTTCTGTCTGCTAATGCCAAACCTGTTTGTGCATCACCACCTGATAAGTAAGAATAATTTACTTGACCCATTACATACACATTATCGTTTTGGTCTACAACCAAAATTTGTAACGTGTCGTTTTGACCTAAGATTTTTAATTGATTGCGTTTTTCAGCATCCATTTTGTTTAATACAGCAGTAAGAACTTGTTCCCAATAAACGGTGCCATTTTCGTAGTTCTTAGTTGTAGTTTGTACGTAGCTGGAAACTCCACGCTTCATATCAAACGCAAAATAAGAAACATCACCGCTATCCGTTGCACCAGTAACTGAACCTACTGTGTTGTATGTGTAACCTGATGTATAACCAGATTGTCCACCAACGTAGATTTTTTTAACGCCACCAATACTATCAGAACAACCAATTGCTACTCCACTTGAAATAAAACAACTCATAATATTTTAATTTAATTTTTTTTTCTTTTATTAAAAGGGGACTTTCACCCCTTATGTTTTTTTAATCTATTTTAATACTAAGCTACGTTGTTAGTTGCGAAGTAGTTAATTCCTGCGAAAGAAGCAATTGCTGCTGAATAAGAATAGTTTGCACGTAATTTTAATACGTCAAAATCTCTTGACCAAAACGCATCCATCTTTTCGTGGTCTGACATTAAATCAAATCCGCAGAACATATATTGTGCAGGTCCAATTACAACTTTACCACTATTCGCCAAACCTAATGTAGGTAACACTTTCACGTTAGTTGATGGGTGGATTGCACTCATATTGTTTGTAACGTTAGTTGTACCAATGTAGTTTTGGAAGAAGTTTGCTTTCACTAACGCCTGATTGTAAAGACGGAAGTTAGAGTAAGACATAAACACTACTAAATCATCAAATACTAAAGCATCATCAGATAAAGCAGAAATTAATTTGTCTACCTCAGTGATTGGGTTACCGTTTGTACCGTAAGCAGCAGTTGAACTAAATGTAGTTCCTGAAGCTGAAGCAGCAACTGAAGTTTGACCTGTTGCAATTAAGTAATTGAAACCGTTGAAAGCGTCACCACCTGCAACTGTTGCACCCCATAATTTTGTTTCAATACGTTGTTGAATTTGCTTAACTTTTAAATCAATGATTTGAGTTAAGAAAGGTACTGTTTCTGGGTCTTGACCTGCAGGTAACAATAATGATTGGTATGTGTCCCATAATTGTTGGAAACATAATTCTTCGTTCACTTTCTCGTGTTGAGAAGCTAAACTTACTTGAGTGAAAGTAGTTGTACCACTTGCATCCCATCCACAAGCACCAGTTTGATAAACAGGCGCACTGTTTAACAATTGAATTTGTTGAGTACCACGAACACCTAACTTTACAGTTGTGTTTGCAGGAGTTGTTGCACCGATAAGTGCTTTAGCTATAATTTCTTGAGAAGATTGGTCTGTGAAACCAGTAATACTTGAAACTACATAACTAAATTCGTCTTTTGAATAAATTTTCATAATTCGTTTTTTTGTTTTTTTAATTATTTTTTATTTGCGTTTCTGAAAGCCATAATTGATGACACTTTATCGTCATCAGACACATTAGAAACATTATTAAATTCTGTTTTACCGTCAGCTATTTTTTTAGCAGCAGGTTCTTTTTTGAAAGCGTTAAAATCATTTTCAACTGAGTACATTTTTTGTTCCATTTGGGACATTTTCTCAGCCATCTTTTTCATAAAGTCCTTTAACATTTCAATTAGTTCAATTTGAATTGGGTCGCCACCGTCAACATCTTCAACTTCTGGCATCTCATCTATTGAAGCATCTACCTGAGCATCACCTTCTTTAATTGCTTCTTTTACAGAAACGATTAAACCTTCTTTTGTTTCAACTTCAGTACCGTCTTCTAACATATGAACACCATCGGGTGCAGGAATGCCGTCTGGCATATCTTCGGTAATTACTTTTACAGCAGCACCTTCAGCCAAACCTTCACCTTCTACCTTAACGATAGTACCATCTTTTAATTTTGCTTCAACGAAAATTTCTTTAACAGCAGTAATTTCACCGTTAGAAACTTCAATCTCAAAATTGTCCTTAGTGCGGTAAGTACCGTCTTCTAAAGACACTGCTTCAAATTGTTCGCTGATTTTAACAACTGACTTACCAATTTCTAACGCTTCTGCGTTAATACTTGTTCCGTCTACTAACTTGAAAGATAGAGGTGTAGCTTCTTCGGTCATAAAACCAAACTGCACCATCAATTTCTTAATCTCGTTAATAGCTTTTTTTGGATTAGACATAATCTATTTTTTTTATTTTATTTATTAATTCTAATACTAAATATATAAATGTGTATATATTCCCATTTTATTTTAGTATTTGTTTAGAATTTCCGCAACTTTTTTCAGGAACATCTCCTCACGACAGAACTGCGCCACTTCTTCAAACCATCCTGACACGCTATATCCTGCTAATTCTCCTGACTTTACCATCTCCCATACCTTATCACCCTCAGGTGTTTTTGCTACCTTCATTGCAACAAACCACGTACCGATTGGTAAATCACCATAACCATACTTGTTGGATTTATCTTCCATATCTTCCTTAATCCAACTCTCTACCACATACACATCTTTAACTGCTGTACCATCGTGCATCAAATCGTTATTGCGTGTGTATTGGTTCTTCATATATTTTTCAGCAATCATCTTGATAGTTTCTTCACTAAAAAATACTTCATACATCTCACCATCTTTTGTTCTACGTCGGATGCGTAAATCAGGAACCATTGCAGGTCCAACTATTGTACGTTTTTCTTCATCTTGTGCAAACTTTTGGTCCTTCTTCTTTTTCTTTTTAATGTTTGGGTCTTCATATCCACCAATTGAACCTACGTCATAACCAAAATCATTTAATTTACTTTCACTCCAACTTAAAGCACTCTTACCACCCCAACTATCATACATTAACTTACCACATCCATCATCGTATGACTTACTACTTTCTAAATCTACTTCGTGTCTTGATAAGTAACTATACATACGTTTTACAGTTTCTAAACTAATAGGTTCACCATTAGCTAATTGATTAGCACGTATTTTTCCTACCTCAGTTCCACAACTTCCCCACCCATTTTCTTCTACATACTTCAATACTGCTTTTGCGTTATTACTAACACTTTCAGGATAGTCACTCACACTTTCCATTTCTACTTTACTGAACGATGGATGTGATGGTACAACTGTTGAAGGTTGTTCCATTCCTAATATCCTTGTGTCCAATGGTGCTTGTGGGTCAATTTTACCCCTATTTACGGACGCTTTATTTCTAATGGTGTCATCGTAGTTATATTCTATTCTCGCCCATAAATGACGACAATTATAGCCACCACGCCACACTATTGCAGGGTCACCTTCATCGTTTGTAAGTGCATCCAAATCTTCTAACCTCCATACATAATTCTTTTGTACTAATTCCCTACAAAAATCCCTTGTAGTGTCTATAATAGGTTGTGTACCTGCTGCTGGATTTAATACGTATTTATATCTTACTCTATATTCCTTTTCATTTTCTGCTGATGCAGCGTTTGGGTCTGGTGCAGTAATAAAACCTTCCTTACCCATTGGTGTAACTTTTGAAACTACCCAACCTTCATTAAGTAATTCTTGTTCATCCTGCGCAATTGCTTTTAATTTTTCCAAATACTTCTCATCCTCATTATCAGGAATATGAAACTCTTGTTGTTTCACCTTGTTGAAGTACATCCAATTAATTTCAATCGCGGGTTCATCCACAAGTGATATACTATCTATACCACTAACGTCATCATCTTCTTCTATCTTTAATTCAAATAATTTGTCTTTCTTAATCATATTGATAAATATATATATTTTTAACGTCCTTGTGAACGATAAGGTTTAGGTTTCGGTGTGTGTTTATTGTAGGACTTTTTTGCAGACCCACATTTTCTCTTTCCAAAAGAGACTTTATTGTTGTTTGATGATTTACTCTTAGCCATATTAAATTGTTGATAGGTTTTTAAGACGTGCTTGACGTTGTGCTTCAGTTGTTAATTCCTGAGAAACTACATATGTCTTCACTATTAATGGTGCTTGTTCTTGTGCAGGGTTATTTACAATTGGATTATCTTGTCTTGTTGTCATTAAGTTTGAATTAAATGAAACTCCACCACCTGCCTGGTTCATTAATGATAGTAAAGGACCAAACGTTGCAACACTGCCTCTTGTCATAATTGCCTCACCTTTCTCCGCTTCAATCAATGTACCACCTTCTGCGTGTCTTCTACCACCAATCATACCACCCTTTTCGTAGTTTCTACCAGGATTTGATTTTGGTACAGTAACAGTTTCACTTTCACTTAATTCAATTGGTGATTGATATTGTGTCTTTTTAATTGCTGCTACTTGTTTATAACCAAATACCAACGCTGCTGCTGCTGCAATCGGTGCAATTACTGGTCCAACAAAAGGTGTTGCAATAAGAGATGAGAACGCACCTACAGCTGACTGTAATGTGGCAATAATTGCTTGTGCAATTTGTATTTTCTTATTCTCCTCAAATGCTTTTCTCTTTATATCATCTTCTTCTTTAGCAAACTTTTTCTTATTTTCTAATAACTTAGCTTCTTGTTGTTCTGCATTCGTGATTGTCTTTTTATCAAGTTCATTTTGCGCAATATATCTTTTTTTAGCTTCTTCAAGTGCAACCTGTTGTTCTAATTGTGCAACCTTACCAATATCTTGTGCAATAGATTGTGCCACACCCAATGTTGCTTGTGCTGCTTGTAATATTTGTTCTAATTCCTGATTGGTAATATCTTTTGCAGCTTTTAAATACTTTTCTTTAATTGCAAGTTTTTCTTTTTCAATCTGTTCAATTGTAAGTTTTTCTTTTATTGCTTTATCTTCTAAGTCAGCAAGTTCTTTCTTTTCTGCTGCTTTAAGTATATCACGTTGATTATTAAAGAATGATTTAGTTCCTTCTCTTAACGCTTCACCTCTAATCTGCAAGAACTTTAATTCATCCTCTAATTTTTTAATGTTCTTATCTCTTAGTTTTTGATTTGTTTCTTCTTTACTTGCAACTTCATCCGCATCTATTTTTTCTATCTCCCTATTATATTCCTTTTCTAACGCAAGTAATATTCTAATCTTTTCTTCTAATGATTGCTTTTGGAAGTTAGTGTCTTTCTCTAATGCAGCTTTATCGTCTTCAAACTTTTTAGTTCTTGCAGCTTTATTTCTTGAAAATTCATTTTCGTCAGCGTTGTTTGTTATTTCAAATATCTTATCTTGATATTCCTTTAATTTCTTTTGGTCGTCATCAAATGTTTTATTATCTTCTTCTTGTCTTTTCTTATTTAAATCAATTACTTTTAATCCGTATTTAACTCTAACTTGTTCAAGCAAATCGGATTTAATTTTTTCTTGTTCTACAGTTAATTTAACTTTTTTACCTTCAATTTCAAATAATTGTTGAATTTGCGCTTCTTCATTTTGTTTATCTATTTTTAATTGCGCATCCTGTCTTTTCCTTTCCTCATTTAATATATTAACAGTATTTTCTTGTTGAAGTTTTAGTAATAAAGCGTTTGCTGCTTTAATATCAATTTCTTTCTTTTTTGTGTCAGGAGTTTTTGTTTCAGGTGTTTTGGTTTCAGGAGTAAATGTACTTTCTAATTCAAGTGCGTCCGCTAACAACTTGTTACCTTGTTCTCTAATTAAATTAGCAGTTTCATTTAGCTTATTCTTTCTTTCTATTAATTCACTTGTCTTATTTTGGAATAATCCTCTTTCAAAACTAAAAAATCCTCGTTGTTCCGCAGCAATTGCTTCCGCACTTTTTGTTGCAGCAACCGCAAATAACGCTTGTGCTTCCGCACGAAGACCTGTTGCACGAATATAGTTTCCTGTATTAGCGTTATATAAATCTTCAGCTTCTTTAAATGTTTTTGCTTGACCAATAGATGAACCTAATACTTTATTATATGTGTCTAACGCGTCCTTTTTTGTAATAGTTCCTTTTGCAGCTAATTCAAACGCAATACGAACTTCATTAACTGCGTTTTGTGCTTTACCTAATTCCTCAGTACCTTTCTTTAACGCTTCTTTAATAGATTTTTGTGCTTCTTCCGCAGCAGTTGTTGCTGTTACCCATTGATATGTCTTAAAACCTATAAGACCAATAGCTGTAACCAAACTTGTAATAACAACAAATGTTGAAGTAAGCACTGCACGTAACGCTACTAAAGTTTCTGTAAAAATACTTGTTGAAGCAGCAGCAGCCGTATTTGCTTGTACTATACCTAATGTTGCAGCTTGATTTAAAATTTCTGATTTAGTTAATTGTGCAGTAGTTCCATCAGCAAGAACCATCGTAACAATATTATTTTTATATGTTGCATCAACAGCACCTAAAGCTGTTGTAGTTGCTTGAATTACAGCTGATAATTTTCTACCTGATAAAGTGTTTATTTCTTGTGCAGCTATATTATCTACTGTTGCTACTGTATTTGATTTTACCGCTACTGTTGAAGCTACTGTTGCAGCAGCACCTGCGGTTGTTGCTTCCGCTAAACCATTAACTGCTGAAGTTGTAGGTCCAGCTATTTTACCTGTATTGTCTGTAACATCAGATAAATTTTCTGCAATATCAGCAATATCACCTGCGGCTTCTTTAAATTGAAAAGCAACATCTTTAAAGGTAAATGATGAAAATGTTTTTAATAATTCAATAGTACCTTGTAACTGGTTAAAAAACTGACCAATAGGACCTGGTAATAATGATAAAGACGAAAATAAATCTTTTGATTTTGCTGCTGTTCTTCCTAACGCATCTTGAATATCACCTTGTGTTTTAGCCAACAATTGAAACTCAGCAGTACCTTCCTTAGTTCTTTTAAGTTCACGAGTAACTAACTTAAATTGTTCTTGTAAATTTTTTGTCTTATCAATAACTACTTCTAAAGGTTTATTATCAATATCATATTGTATTTTAAGACCCCTACCTAAATCTTTTAATTGACCTAATTTACTGACCGCTTTATCTATCTGGTCGGTCTTTACTTGTGTGTCTAATATAAGTGTTTTAGCCATATTAATCTATCAATTCTTTTTTTGTGTCATTGAAACTTAAATCCAATATCTTTTTATCTCCCCTCAACATTTTAATTGACGTAAAATCAAAATTGATATTAAAAAGGGTCTCTCTCATCTTCACCATTTCATTATTTAATAAAATGTTTTTTACATCCAAATCCGCGTTGTTCATTTCTATATTCATATTCTATTTTTTATTTTATACGACACACGCTAATGCACAAGTTGTGAATGAACCATATGAAGTTGTTAATAAGAAAGCAATACCTGGACTTGCTGACGCCGCAATTCTATATGAATTACCATCAGGTCCACCTACAGGTATATAAAATCTATTTATTGTTACTGACGAACCTGCAGGAAACGCTACCAATATAGTGTCTATTGATGCACTACAATCATTACAATCAAATACATCCGCAGTATAATAATCATAATCTACTGTTGCAGTTGGAGTAGGCGTAGGAGTAACCGTAGGCGTAGGAGTAGGAGTTGCGGTTGGTGGAACTGCTGTTGCAGTCGGAGTAGGAGTAGGAGTTGCTGTAGGTCCTACACTTGTAGCTGTAGGCGTAGGAGTTGGGGTTGGTGTACTCGCAGGAGTATAACCTGAACAATCATATCCTGTATTACAGTTTCCTGTTAAGTATGTTAATGTTAAATAACTTTCATCTATACCTTCGGTTCCAATTGGGTCATATTGAACCACACTATCTATAACCTGGATGCACTGATAATATGTTCCTGGTCCTGTTGTAAAAGCACGTGCAGTTAATGTACCAAAACAATCGTTATATTGTAGTGTTGCAATAACACCACCTTCAGGTGGTGGTAATGTGCTACCTGTTACTACAATTGGAAAGCAATAACATTGTCCTACAGGTGCAGGAGTAGCAGTAGGAGTTGGGGTTGGTGTACTTGTTATTGGTCCTGCAGTTGGAGTAGGCGTAGGAGTTGGTGTAGCAGTTGCAGTAGGCGTTGGCGTAGGTGTAGCAGTTCTTGTAGGAGTAGGCGTTGGAGTTGTTATAGTAACATTCAATGTTGTACAAATCTTATACAAACATTTTTCAGCTATAAATCTAAACTCAAAATAATATGTACCACTTGTAAAACTTGCTAAACCAAATGTTGCAGGTGTAATTGTAAATGTGTCTCCTGTCCACGAACCTGATGTAGGTAAAGTTGGTGGGTTATAAGTCGTACTTCTTGTGTCTACGACCCTCCACGTGTTCATATATGTATTACCTGGAACTTGACAGTGCACCGATAAATAAGGTGCAGTTATTAATGGTGTTAATATAGCACCTTTAAATGGGTCAGCACCGTTAAAATTATACGAACCATTATAAGTAAAAGTAATACTTGAACTTGATATAGTGGTTGCACTAAAACTTGTTACCGTACCTGATATACAGTTGTTATTAATATCGTGTACAATTTCTACATCATACTCAGTCATTTCGTAATTTGGATATACGAAGTTGTGATTATTTACCTGTCCTATATATTTTCTACCCATATTATTAAATATAAATTATTTGTTATTGTCTTTTAACTTTATACCGTATAGAATGAAACCTCCACATCAAATTCTAAATGATATACCGTATTACGTGCTGGTGCAGGTGGTAATGGTGGTGTAGCGTCAGGTAAAGTTTTACTTATTACTGGAACTATATAACCATAAGGAGGTTGAAATAAGATAGCAGTTGTGCTTTCTATTAATTCTCTTACAATACCCTTATCACCATTTTCCTCATCTTGAGTAAAATATTTTTGATATATATCAACTCTTGCACGTCTTGTACCTAATATAGTACCAATTATTGCAAACATTGTTAAAGTAGTTGTACCTGTAAATGTATATTGATATAATTTATTAATTTCAGTGAAACGTTGTCCTGCTAATAATACAGAAGTTTGGTCAGGGAATGAAGTGTCATAAAAAGGAGTTTTGGTTAATGTTAAATTAACTGTTCTTGAGTTAAGATTTAAAGGTTCTAATTCAGGTGTAATTGGTAATGGTATAGAAGATGCGTCTTCAGGACACTCAACGAAGTAACCATCAGGATTTAATTTAACTATTGACCATAAATTTCTACCATTGTAAGTTTGGAATGTGCTACCAAAATAAATTGTTCCATCTTCTTGTACTGCAGTTGCATTTTCTGTACTAAAATTAAAATTATCATAAGTTCCCGTATTAAATGTTGGGTCTATTGAACCATCACTATTTAATCTAACAAATTTATATATGGTTGTACCACTATTATAACTAAGCGTTGTTAATATTTTTCCTGTTGGTAAATATAAAGGTCTAAAACAAGTATATGGTGTTCCACCTGTAAAGTTTGTTTGGAATGTGGTGTCTAATGTTCCATCATAATTTAATCTACAAATACCTTGTAGACCTGTTGTTCCATTATATGATGTAAATTGACCACCTACAATAATTTTTCCATCAGATTGTATTTCCACATTTGATATTGTACCTCCTGTAAAACCTGTTCCTGGATTAAAGAAAGTAAATAAAGTTCCATCACTATTTAGCATTGCAATTCTATTTCTTGACACTCCACCCCACGTTGTAAAGTTACCACATACTACAATTCTACCATCAAATGAACCTACTAATTGACCATTATAAACCTCAACGTCATATATTGTTGAACCTGTAGTTACAAGGTTTCTTGTAAATCCTGTTGCTAATCCACCATTACTATTAAATTTAGCTATTGATGTTTGAGTTGAACCACTTATTTGTAAGCCACCCACTGCAATAATACTATCATCACTTAATATTTCTACATCATTTATACCACCACTACCACCAGTGAAGCCTATTATTGATGATGCGTTAAATGTTGTGTCTAATGTTCCATCAACATTTAATCTTAATATAAGTAACCTTGTATTTCCACTATAAGACCCAAATCCACCAGCAACAATTAATTTACCTGTTGATTGTTTTTTAATTGTATATACATCACCTGTCTGACCAAAACCATAATTTGTAAATGATGGGTCTACCGAACCATCGTATTTAAGTTTAATCATATTAGGTCCAGTGCTACCTGTTATACTACCAACCGTTGCGCTATTGTATTTTCTAAAACTACCACCAACATAAGTTGAATAGTCATCATTAATTAATACATCCCTTATAATTCCTGCAGTGTTACCTGATGTTTGAAAGTGTGTGTAATAGTTAAAGCAGCTTCCTGTCAATGGTGCACCATAATATTGTGATGACCCTGTTAATATTCCGTATGTTGTTGCAGTGCTATTAAACTCAGCGCAATTCGTAAATAAGTTTAGACCTGTATATGTACCAGCATCGTTAATCCAAAATGATGGTAGGCTTAAACCAAACGCATATGTGGTATTTGGGAATGATGGATTAACATAATTCCATACGTGTTCAAGCATCGTGTCACCAGTCCAATTTATATATCCTGAGTTTTGATATTCGCTTTCAGTTATTTCATTTATTGTAAATGGAATAAAATTGATTGTTGACGTTCTTATATCTCTTAAACAAGCTGTAAATCCTGATGGTACAGTTGAACCTGTAAATGTTCCAATCATTTGGTCGTAATATATACTCCAACCAAAACTTGTGTCTCTTAAATTAGGGTTAGTAAAGTCAGTAGCTATTGCAAACGTATAACCTGTTTGGTCGCAGTACTGATATTTGAAATATCGTGTTGGATATGTTTGTGGATTTAAATTGGTCTGTACCAATTCAACCCTTGTCAATTCAGGACTTACTAAATTATATTCTGATATTTTATTAACGTAAAAGTATTGTTCTTGTATTTTAATAATATCCTTAGGTTCCAAATTGATAATGTCTGAATATTTTAAATCAAACATACCATTAACAAATCTTGTATTTGAATTATATAAATTACTTATTCTATTCTCATAAAATAAATTGTACGCATCATTTTCTGTATATACATTGTATGTCTGCACACCAATATCAACAGGAAATTCTGAACTAAATAATACACACGCACTATCATTATTAATCTTATCACTATCTTTCATACCCATTGGCATTGTATGTGATATGATTGGTGCTGTTAATAAAGATAAACCCGTCGCATCATCTGATGAATTGACATTTATCTTATATGTACTATATCCTGTATTATATTCATATACTTCACCTAATGTGTCTAAAAACATATTATGACAACCTAAGAACCAAAATAGTTTAGGTTTTGTTTTTAATCCTTTATAAGCGTAGAATGTTTGACTATTACCACCAACATCTTCCGTTGTTGATGAACCCACATAATTAATACCTAATGGTAATTTAATACCACCATTGTTAGGCTGGTCTGCGGTGTCCCATTGTCTTAATACCTCAGGTGAGAATATTGTTTCTGTAATTCCTGTTTGTGATTTAAAATCAGTTGGTCCGTAAAACAACTGCGTTCCATAAACCTGCTTCTCTCTATCTTTAAATTCTTTATTTCCATAATCACCATCTTCTAAATCTGTAAAAATTAAATTGCTTTCAATATAGTTTAACGCAGGTTCAACTGAAAATCCTTTATCGTAAGATAATTTACTTGTCCAATCGTGTACCACACCTGTTCCAATGTAGTAAGAATAAGGTTCAATAATTATATTGCGTGGATTATTAGGGTCAGGAATAAATACTAAATTAAACTTTTTAGCAATAGATGATATAATATCTATCTGTTTAATATTTTGGTCTACCACTAAACTAAAATTAACTGCATCACCTTCCTGAAATATAACAGGTGAGCCTACAGCTTTTGGTAAATACTTTAACGTACTTATGTCTGCAACAGGTACCCCATCAGTTGGGATGCCAAAATCAAATCCATACACTGCGTTGAATGTTGCACCACTTACACCTGTCGGTATTGAACCGCTTTCAGTATATGGGAACATATTAGCAAACCTATAATTAATTGTTTCAGAACAATAACAAGGGATGCCTGTACCTCTCTTACATATAATAACACTCAATGGTGTAGCATAACTTGTTGAACCGCTATAAATTAATTCAACTCCTTCTCGTGGTAGATATTCTATTGTGTTTAATGTGTAGCTAAATTTTGTTGCGCTTGAACTAAAATAACCATACATATATAAGGTCTTCATCCAGGGTGTGTTCATAAAGTCCGATGTAATACTATATCCGTATGTCTTGAATATCAATTTTAATAATCCCCACATACTTAATGCAGGTTTCAATTGATTGTCATATATACCTTCGCCTGGTGTGTTAATTCTATAATGTTGAACACCTGCTGCAAACATTTCTGTACTACCTGTCCATCCTGATATAGGTCCTGTTGATGTATAAAATCTTGTTTGTTCGTTTGTGGTACCACCACTTAAATTAATTGTTGAACCTGAATATTCATAACCATTATGTACTATTGGATAAAAATATAGATAAGGTGCTTCTTGATTTAAACCAAAATTAGTTTCCTCATCTTGATAAGGTTCAACTGCGTTGTATAAATTGAACGTGTGGTTAAAAGTATATTCTGGGTCACTAAAATCTAAATCTTTTAATAGCTTGTTTCCTATATCACCGAATAAATTAGCTACACTACTAAATAATGTTACGTCATACTCTACCTTACTATCTAACACATTCACTTTATTCAACCTCATATAACCATTAAAGAATGATTGGTTGTCTATTAATACGTCACAAGGTGTCTTCTTATTACTAAAAAAATACAACGCATCCACATCCACGTTAAAGAAACTTTCAAAAAATCTGTTGTTTGTTTTTGAACCAGGTAAAGAAAGATTTACTGAAAAGTCAGTGTTCTTTTTTGATATGTCTTGTAATTCTGCAAACGATTTATTTATCTTGATAGGTATATCATCATACAAATCTAAATATTCATATGTTGTTGCGCCTGATAAAGTTAAAGATGGTACGTTTGTTTGTACCCTTAATAATGTTTGTTGTTGACTACTCATATATTAGAAACCTTTATTCACAAAAAAGTTGTTTGCAACCTTCATCGTGATTTTGTATTTATTTAATTTTTGGTGCTTCTTCGTAATTGTCTCCACCTCAGTTGATAATATTTGTACAGGGTTTAAATCTTTATACACTTTATCTTGTCTGTCTATTGGTGAAATATAATCAGGCTTCATAATGTACACTTGTGGTGAATAGAATAGTTGTTCTAACCATTGACCAACAGCTACTGAAATAAAATCACTTTCTAATACAATCTCTTGTTCCACATCCGTTGCAAAAGTTTTAATGGTTCTACCCACACTTCTATCGGGAGTATTAGGATTGGTTTGATAATATCTACTATCATAAGTTTGTCTTGTTATTTTTTTGGTGTCTTGTCTATACGCAGTAAATGTGTAGTAGTCATATCCACCTCTATTATTTAAGAACGCTACTCTTGTATTTTGTGGTAGACAGTTTGTCTCCACATAAAAATAGAACAACTCACTAATCGGTCCTACAGGTCCACCACTTCCATAACATAATTGAACTGTATAATAAGCAACCGTTGAAAAATCTATTGTTGCAAATATGTTATTAATATCTGCAGGTCCACAAGGAAGTGCGTTGATAGTTAAATTATCAGTATATCCTGTTGGTGGTGCGTATATTGTTCCTGCATAATTCAATGGCTGCGAAAAGTATTGTATGCGATTATTATTCTCATCATAAAATTGGAAGTAACACCAATCAGTTTCAGTATATTGTCTGTCACCTGTTAATCCGTTCAAGTAATATAATACGTAATTTTCATCAGTTTGTATAGTTTGGATGCGTGGCGCATCAGTTAAAAATCTTGATGCCTCACTTGCTTCAGGTAGTGTAGGTCCACTCATTAAGAACTGACTGATTGGTGCAAGGTTTAAAGCACTATCAACGGTAGCAAAATATCCACCATTCAATAACGCAACCTCACCAACTGTTTGGTCGTAGTTAGGTAATATATATTTTTCATCCAATTGAAAAGCACCACCAATCAAATCAAAATACTTTCCTGTATTTGTGTAG